CTCCTTGACCAACAACCGGTGCGACCAGCATTTGAAGTTCTCCTGAAAAATGTTACTACCAAAAAGAGTGTTAGGCTAGAAAAGTACTCCAGTCCTCTTGTTGTGCAGTTCTTTTTCCACCAGCGCTAGTTCCATCATTGGGATTAGAAGTATCTTCGGAACCTTTATTTAACGCTGTACCCAGATTACCAAGGTACTTCTTAGCCATCTGGCTTATATCTTTAGCTGATGCCTGTGGAAACTGAGTGGAAAGTTGAGTTTCCAACATTTGCAGCATAGGAGCTACTGCTGGATCAGCAAAGATTGGGTTTTCGTTTACTACAGTCTCTCTAACGGAATGTTTACGGACTAGGTGGGGAATTGCGGTGTCCGTAAGTTTTGGTATCATACTTTTGAGAGCTGCTTCCACAATACGTGTTGTGGACATTGCACTGTTGGCAAAAGCAGCTTGTGCTACTTGGTTGATTACTTCACTGAATGCAGCCGAATCACCGCTGAGAGCAGCTTTAACCTTCTCTACATTCATTACTTTTGAAAAGTCAATCCGAGAAGCAGCTTCAAACATCTTCTTCGGATCAGCTTGCAGGTTTGGAAGTATATCTAAAGGATCAGACGGAGTTGTATCATTTCCCGCTGCATCCTTTGTAGGTTTAGTTTCCCATAATTTTGAAAACTCTGCCATTGGGGATTTATCTTCACTTCCAGCACCACCAATAACAGTATCAGAACCACTAGCACCTGGTTGAGTATCATTTCCACCAGAAACTCCTGGATTACCGGTATTATTATCAGTATTTCCACCTCCTGTTGGATTTGGATTAGGATTTCCTCCAGGAGGAACATTATTAGCTAAATTAGCGTTAGGAGCAACTCCTTGACTGCCAGAAGGAGTGCCGCGGAAGTAATCCATTATACTATTTAATGCCATGATAGTTCTCCTAGTTAAATAGTGCTGGGTTGAGGTATTGCAACTTCTTGTCCTGTATATCTCTTAGGACGATTTCCATTTTCGGCAAGCAACATATTTAGTATATCCATCTGTCCTCTAAGATAAGCTTCTTGTCTAGTAGAAAGTAGTGGATGTTCAGGATCAAATTCAATAGCCAGCTTTTCTTCTGCTGCTGAAGAAAGAAGAGTTTGATAATAAGCTCGTTGAAAAGGAATAAGAGTGCGTGCTGATGTAAGTTCCTCAGCAGATAACTCAAATGTTGAGAATACAGTATCAACTTGTAGCATTAGTATCCTCCATTCTGGGTCTGCTGTGCCGCAGCTTCCACTAGTTCAGCTAATGGAACACCACTTCGAGCTAATTGTTGGCGACGTTGTTCTTCTAATTGTTTTGGATCTGGAGGAGTTGGCATTGGTGTAGAAAAAGGAGTACCTTTCTGGGCCGCAAGAGCTGCTGCTTGTTGCCAGGCAGCTAATGCTTGCTCGTATTGAATCTCTACTGGAGTTTTCTCAAATGGACGAAGATCAACACCGCGTTGTTTAAAAAGATGACTAAAAACTTGATCAATACGATAGCGAGAAGAGAGTTCTGGAGAAGAACCTAACACTTGGGCCGCAACTTGAAACTCTTCTGTATTGAGCAATTTTTCTGACGGTAAAAATCCATCCGATACTTTAAAAGCAGCAACAGCTTTACGAAGAGTAAGTGGATCGATTTTAACTGTTACTTTACGATCACGATTATAGATGGTATCTTCTTCTTGGTATTGAAGAATATTAATTTTTATAATCTCTTTAATCGGCTGAAGAACTTGATACTCTGAACCAAGGGCCATCATACGATTACGACTATTTCCATGACCCATAACATCTTCATACTCTCGCAAAGTTTTATTTCCCTTTACAAACTGTCCTTGTTGAGCTGGATTTTGACCATTAGTAAGATTAGAATAACGAACATACAATTCGGCCTCCTGAGTTACTGAGGCACTTAATTCATCTCTGTACGGTACTACTGCAAAAGCATCTGTTACTGGCTTACCATAAGCAGTAGGACGTAGGATTATCGCTGTTAATATCTGCTTCTCGTATTTTGGTTGGATCATAAAACATACGATCCATTACAAGTTTACGTTTACTAGCAATACTAGCATTAATAGCAGCACTAGCTAAGTCTTGGAATGGAGCTACATTCTGTGCAAAAGACTTAGTTTGATAATCTAAACCATCTTCAATAGGCTGTCCAAAGATGATAGGAATAAAATCATGTGCGTTTGTACAGCGTTCAGCATAGAGAAGAACTTGATCGTTAATAATAATAAACTTCCAAACCTGCGGAGTTCCGTCTTGAGGAACAAAGAGACCAAAATCTTCAGGAATAATACGAGCATATAGTTTAAAAACACTATAAATATTTTTATATTGAATCTTATTTTTAGCTGCATCAGTGGCCCAAGCCATCCAATCAAAACTACCTACATTTCCTTTATCAATTAAGGCGCTAGGGTTAATAGCAGGCATATAATAACCAGTACTGGCATCACTGGAAATACCATAATCAGTAGTTCCTGCTTGCATAGCTGCGGTCTGAACTGATACCGGAATCTGAGTAAGAAGGTTATTTATTAAACGTTTTAGTTGAATTCTAGAGTATAGTTCTGTATATCCAGCAAATTCTCCTTTTGTATGTATTTCTGCTGGAGCTACACGAGGATCAAAAACTGTGTTATAAAGATTCATTCGCTTAAGACAATTTCCAGACCATATAACTTCTTTTGGCTTACCCATCTTAGTATTACCAACAGTAGCAGTAGTTTCAATAGCTGCTGTAGCTATTTGATCCCACACCACTTCAATTGCCTGGAGATTATACTTGAGTCCATCACGAAAGAACATAAGAAACTGTCTTGCCCACCCAGAATATACAGACTGTTCAGCAATAATAGTTTCCAGTTGAAGAGCGGCATCATCATATTCCACCGGACTTCCAACACCAAAGATTGGATAACCGGTAAGAAATACTTCGCTAAGATATGTAAGTGCAGATTCTACTTGTGGCATAACTACTGGAACTGTAATATTACGGCGCTTCTTTTTATCTCCAGTAGTATTAGCGATACGAGCTTTTTGATCCTCTTCCGTCATATCATCTTCACGCATATAAGCACGATCAATAGACTCAAGATTACCTCTAATATCAAACTGACTTCGTGTATAATCCTGTGCTTTTTTAGCGTATTGAATAATATTATCTGTAATCCTTTTATTAGTAAGTGGAAATGGATTTGGATTTGCGGCAGCCATGATTTTTTTCCTAACCAGTAAACACTGCATTGGTGAAAGAACAGTTATCTGTTACTACTTTGGAAGATTCAAATTCCTGGCTAACAATTTCACCTTCAATAGTCATAAGATGACTAAATTCTTCAATCATCTTAGGAGCATAACCTAAAATATCAAGAATACCATCGATATTATCTCGTTTCATTGGATTCCAACCTATCATTTGACGTAATACTGCGCCTTTAACGCTAGAATGTACGTAAATTTCATTAGCGTTAATAGCTTTAATACTATTAGCTATACGAGAATTTTTACTAAAACTACCAGAGTATAATTCTACTATTTGAATTCCTTCAATTCCAAGTTGACGGCATATAAAATCAAACCAGTAGCATAAAGATTGTTGATAAGCATTAGATTCTACTCCTATCAATGTAGTATTGGTTTTAAGACACATAAGAAGAGCGTGTTTAATAGTTTCTCCTGGAGAATAACTACCTTCATCTACTTCTACAAAAGCTGGTTTTGCATCATAAACATCAAACTTGCCTATAGTTACCAGATCACTACCTTTTTTGTTACCAGACGGATCAATAACAATAAAGCGGCCCTGAGGACGGTCTAACTCTCCACTAAAGGGCCAAACATCAAGTGCAGCTACATTCATCTTTGTATAAACAGCAGCATTTTCATCATTAAGAACTTCAGCAGCAAAAATATCTTCTTTACCCATTGCTACATCATTATCAAGTTCAGATAGTAGTTGTTCTAGCGGCTGTAATTCTTCCCAAAGAGCGGTTCCATCACTAAGAATACCACCGCAGATAAATTTAATCCATTTGGGATTCTTTTTAAGTTTACGGAGAATAGAATAAGGAGTTCTATACATATTAGCGATAAAAATAAATAAGCAACCTTGTGGACTTTTGGCTTTCATTGCAGTGCCAATCATCCAGCGTTCTATTGCATCAGATTGTACCTTAGATTCAGCAGCTTCGGCAGTTTGAATATCTTCAAAGATCATAACATCAGGCCGTTCATTTTTAATATTAAGTCCGCGAATAGAACCTTCAACACCAATAGCAGCTAATATAATAGCACGACCACAAAAAGTAAACTTTTTAAGATTCTGAGTATCTTTTTCAAGCCCTACTGTCCAATCTCCAAATACTCGTTTTATATTTTGTTCATTGAGCATATCTATAATATCAGCCAAAACATTTTCGGCTAGCGGCCCAGTGCTAGAAATAATTATGATAAACTGTTTTTTAGTAAAGAGGATACAGAATAGAACAAACAGTTTTATAAGAGTAGTTTTTCCATGTCCACGAGGAATACCAAGAGCAACCTGAGAAAAATCTCGTGGACGAAAAACTAATTCAATAATAAGATGCCAAACGGTAAGAAGAATAAAAGGAAAAAAGTATTTAAAAATAGTTGGCATTGCTAATGATGCTAAAAAGTTCAAGTCTCTTTTAGCGGCATCTCTAACCTCATTTACATCAAACTGTAATTCTTGCTCTGGCGCATCTGAAGCTATTGCCGCAGCTTCTTTATCATGAAGTTCTTTTTGCAGTTGAATAGCAATAAGGGAATTAGCGTCAATACCAAGAGCTTCTTCCCATTTATTTGTACCAATAGCTGGCATTTATTGTGGTCTCTGACTTAGTTGCAATTTAATTCCAAGAAGCATAAGACGAGCACGTTCAGCATCCTTGCGCTTCTGCTCAAGATGCACTCCAGTATTACCATTGATTCTCTTCTCCTGGACTTTCATATTATCTTGTTGCTTACTCAGAGGCGCCAAGAGATTGCAGCAATTCTCCTTCTGAGTTTTGTCTACTAGCATTTGATGCTATCCTATCTTTAAGCAGTTTTTGCAGTGGCATAGTGATAGTTGTTCTTTCCCCGACTTGTACTACTTCTCCTTGTCCATTAGTAATAAATTTTTCGCGCGCCGCTGGAGGAAGAGTAATAGATACTATATTATTCTGTATTAGCACATCTCCCTGCACTTGAGCGCCTCTTCGTTTAGCAGCATTGATAATA